TTATATCCTGCTCTCCTAGAATTTTTTTATCCATGTATTTGTATTTACTCCATTACACATAATCTTGCCACCGAAAAGCACAATGCCCTGCAAACGTGCTTTTAATACCCCTACAGGATCATTGTGCAATTGAAAAAGATCTGGTTGCTCCACTCCAAATACAAATTCATATCTATTTAATTTAAAATTGGGTTTGGTAAAAAACAATATTTTACCGTAAATTGTTATTAATTGCTTCACATGATCAAAATCTTTATCACTATCTTGATCAACTAAATCGCTGTGTGTTAATGGTATATTAGTTTCTAATCTATAAATTTCAGTTGTTTTACTAACTTCAAGATACGTATTTTTAACTGTATTTAGACTGTACATTATCTTGAACCTTTAGCTATATTTTTTGGCATTATTTTTTGTCTTGAAAGTCTTTCAATCTTATCACCAACAAGTGCTCTTTGTCTACTCATATCAAATAATGTACCATACAGCTCACTTTTTGGTAACGATGCTCTTACATATTGTAATAAGAGTGTTACCGCTGTGTATCTTTCTTTTTGTTTTAGTAACTCATAATCTGTTAATAATCTTCTTACTTTTTTAAGAGTATTATTATTAATCCCTAATTCTCTTTCAAGCTGTACAAATAATTTTTTTAAACCTGATGCATCTTCTGTCTTGAGATTGTTAATAAACTGTCTAACTGTTATTGAATTTTTTTGTAACTTATCAACATACCTGTCAGACTTTGTATTGTTTACAAATTGAACAATACTACCTGTACCTAAAATACTGTGTATCATCAAATATAAATCAGTTCCATTAGTTCTAAAAAAATTATAGTTTGTATAACTGTTGGTTCTTGATGCATACTGTTTTGCTATTCTTCTATATCTGTATTCTTTGTGCATCACTGTTAGACTTAACAGATAACCATAAATTATTTCTCCTATTTTTTCTGCTGTGTAATCTCCAATTTCTTGTCTTGATCTAAAAGCTCTACTTTCAGTTAAGTTGTTTACTAAATTTAATTTTAATCCTTCTTTTGCAAAATTCTTTCTAGAAAAATCTAATCTGTCTACAACTTTGATTGCATTACCAACATGATCAACTGCAACAAAGCCTTCTTGATCACTAACTCTATAAGTATCACCGTCTTGTGTAAACGCATCTATGGCTTTTATATTTTTTAACTTCTGATACAAAGTATTTTTAATACTAGATAGTTTTAACCACAATCCATACCATGCTTCAATATTTGTTTTGTTTGCTTGATAAGTTTTTTTCCAAGTCTCTAATGCTATTAATTTTCGTTGTCCAGCTGGTCCATCTCTGCCAGTTTTTAAATTTGCAATTTCTTTTTCAATTCTTAATTCATAATCTTTTGCAAAACTATTAAAGAACGTTGCAGGGTCTTGTTCAATAGCGCCTGCTCTAACCATGTTATTATGATTAACATGAATTAGTTCTTTTAATTTTTTACCAAGTTCTGTTGCATCTAAGAATTGAAATATGTTTCCAGACTGTGCAATATATTTTTCTGCATCGCTGATTGCTTTCAAAACGGCTTTATGTTCACCTGCTGTTAAATTAACAACTCCTGTGTAATCTTTTATATAAGCATCATCATACCATACATCATCAGTTTGATTTAAAGAAGAAATATCAACATCAAAACTTGCTGACATATCTTCTAATGCATTACCAGAATATGCTGTATGAAATACTACTCCAACATCTGCTTTTTGTATATTTTGTGCAAGTTCTGAATTTACCGGTACTGCGTATGTAAGTGTGTTTGGTTTAAATGCAATATATGATTTTCCTTGATACTGTATCTTTCTTAAACTATCTCTTGTAAACAATAAGTCACCTTGTAAAACATTTTTAATACCTAATTTAGATAATCCTGTAAATGCTTTTCTTAACTTATCACGTAAATCTGCTTTATCACCATCTTCTTTTACATCTGGATGATTTGTTGCTATGTCGTCTAGGCTTTTATTGAGCTTGGCACCTTTATTGAATACTGCTTTTGTACCAACAAAAAATTTACCATCTGCTGGATCCGTTCCTGCAAATATAGCCGGTGAGCCGTCCCACTTTATTGTAACATTAAATTTCTTTGGGCTTGATGTTTTTGCTAAATCAGTTAGTCCTTTAAGAAAAGATATGGCTTTTTCAGCCCCTTGCTTTCCTTGAAATAAGGCTAAATCTTCAAGGTGTGTAAGATGAAGATTTGTGTTTTCAGTAAATAGGTCATTAGCTTTCATTGGATTCGTTTAACTTTTTTATCCCACGTTCAAACTTCTTAGGGTCTTGTGTCTTAATACTGTTTACAAATCTTTTTACTAAATCATCTGCTGTAGCTTCATCATATGATTCGCAAATCATCTTAATAACATTAATAGATGATGTAATAACATGGTTTGCCCTAATTTCAACCACGTTGTTCATGTCAGTAGTTGGTACTACTGAACTAATTTCCTGTAATATTGACCGTGTTTGTTTCTTCATAACTGTTGCCCTAATAATATTTATGTTAAAAAAGTGTTAAAACATACACGTATATTACTCTACTCCTCAAAACTACCTAATTCACGTTGCTTTTTCATTAGATCTCTTAGGCTTTTTGTGTGTTCTGTTTTCTCAGCAACCAGTGTAGATTCTGTTTTTTCATTCACAGTACTAGTTCTTGTTTTAATAGCCGACATTATATTACTACTTGAATCAGTAGAAATATTTGAATCTTCGTCTTCGTCATCAAGATTTGTAATTCTTAACTTATCAATATCAAATGCTAAATCAATTTTTGATCCAACTCCACCTGAACTTCTAGTTTTTATCAGCTGTATTTGATATCTACCACGTTCTCTCATAGCTCTACTTGTAAAGATACCTATTAAGTTATCTGCTGTATTAATTTTACTAATACCACCTGCTATATGGCTTTGATCATATTCTACTTCTTCAATTGCACCTCTATTAAGTTGTGATGCTGTTACCATTACCACTTGTTGTTCTACTGCAAAGTTTCTTAATTCTTCTGATACAAACTTATCTTTAATAAACATATCTGCTGGAGAAATTTTTCTATTAGTTGGAAACATTAAATCTAAATAATCAACTAAAATTACATCAGGTGCAACACCTTTGTTAATTGTGTATTCTTTAACATAACTTCTTAAATCATTTGTACTTCCGCCCGATGGCATATATTTGATCTGAAATGTTCCTCCAGATTTAGTTTTTTGTAGTCTAACTGCTAGATCAACATCATCTATCTTTTTAAATATTTCATTTGTTGGTACTCCTGTAGTCATAGAGTCAACTCTCATTGCACTTAATTCTTCACTCAATTCAAAAGTAAAGTATATTACATTCATGCCTTGCTCTAACCAGTTCATTGCAAGATTTTGTAAAAATAAACTTTTACCAGATCCTGAACTACCTGCAAAGATGTTTAATTCACCTTTGTTAAAACCACCATACAGCCTATCATCTAATCTTTTCCAACCAGTTTTAATAGTTCCATTATTTTCTTTCAGTCTTAAAAGTCTTGCTTTTGGATCTTCAAAGTAGTCAATACCTAAATCTTTTGTTAATCCAATTCTTACTGCTTGTTTAATTTTTTCTTCTACAGGACCATATTCTGATTTTTCTAAAAGGTCAGCACTTTCAATAATTGCTTTCTCAAGTGCTTTGTGTCTACAGAATGTTTCAAACTCATTTAAAAACCAATCTTTTTGACTTTCATCTAAATCTGGAACCAAGTTAATATTCAAATCAGTTTTTGCTTTGATTTGTTCCGGTGTTGGCAATGAATTATATTCTTCAGCATACTCTATTAGTAGCTCAACTACTTCAAAATATTTTTTACTGAAGTATTGTGGACTTATAATGTTCCTAACACGAACAAACAAATCCTTTTCAGTTATCATAAACTCTAAAAATAGTTTTTGTAAATCATCTGAATAAACTGTTGGCATATCTTTATTATACTCTATTTTGTTTCATTTCGCAAGTATTTCCAAGATACTGGAAAACTTTTTTGTGTTAATTTGTCAATTAAATCTGCTACTACTCTAGTTTCTTCTTGGGTATCACTAGCACATCTTAAATTACATACTCTGGCAAAAGCATACAAGGTTCCACTCCAATACCATTCAGTCATCATACTCTGTGGTAAAACCATTCTAGCCATTTCTGGAGCTACGCCTTGATTTAGTAATGTTTCATAAAAAAGTTTTAACTGAGACATCATATTATCATATTTGCTGTT